AATTACCGAAGAGTTCCCCCGTGAATTTGCGGTTTATGACCTGAATCAGTTCCTGAATGGTTTGAGTCTTCATCAGGACCCAGACCTTGATTTTACTGAGGATTCGTATATTACTATTCGTGAAGGTAAGCGTAGGGTCAAGTATTTCTATGCAGACCCGAATGTGATTATTTCTCCACCAGAAAAAGAAATCAAACTTCCTTCTGAGGATGTGTGTTTCCAACTTGAAACTGGTTCTTTGGAAAAACTGGTGAAAGCGGCAGGCGTTTATCAATTGCCCGATATTTCGGCAATCGGTGATGCCGGTGTGATTCGTCTGGTGGTTCGTGACAAGAAGAATGATACTTCCAACGAATACTCCATCGTTGTTGGTGAAACTGACGAACAATTTACTTTCAACTTCAAGGTTGAGAACATCAGTAAGATTGTTTCTGGTGCTTATAATGTAGTTGTGTCACGGAAACTTCTTTCACAATTTACTAACACGAAGCACAATCTTTCTTACTGGATTGCTCTGGAACCAGACAGCACCTTTAACTGATTCTTTCTTTTTTTATTATGGAATTTTTTCTTTATTTGACTCCTGCTGGTCAGGAAATAATTAGCAAAATTATGCTAAAGAATTATAATGTTAGAGAAAATGCTCCAGTCTGTAGAGACAAGCAATTATTTGGACTTCTAAAGGCACCTGATTTTATAATTTGTTTAGATAATATCAAAAACACAATTAGTCCCGTTAAGCATTATGTAAATGAAACTGTGTATCACGAAGCAGTTCACGTTGCACAAGCGTGTAAGGGCGGTAAGTTGGGAATATCTGCTTCTCTGAACCAATACAAACTAAATGATGTTATGAGGTCAGTAAAGGCAACTGGTTCTTATGCCATTTATGAAACTGAAGCATATCATCTAGAAGATAAACCAGAAGAAGTTCTTTACCATCTTAAGAAATATTGCTTCTGATGAATATTTTTGTTACTTCCGAATTTCCGGCAGAGTCTGCAATTTGTCTCCCTGACAAACATATAGTTAAAATGCCCCTAGAGTGCTGTCAGATGCTCTCTATCGTGGCATCGACAAAGTGGGGGCATGATTATGGAACTCTTCCTAAAAAAGATGGAACTCCATATGCAACTGAAAAAGGTGCTTTCCGAAATCACCCCTGTACTCAATGGGCGGCAAAGACCATTGATAATGCCTACTGGTTAATTAAGTGGGGTATGAACCTGTGTGATGAATATACGTTGCGATATGGTAAGACCCATTCGTGCTATAATACTCTTGTGGATGCTTACTATTTGTTTCCTAAGGGGAAGATTACTGATGTGACTCCTTTTGCCCGTGCTATGCCCGATGAATATAAATTTGACACAAGCATTGACACTTTTACTGCTTACAAGATGTATATTGCATCCAAACCTTGGGTTAGCAATAATTATCTCCGTATGCCACAACGAAAACCTGAATGGATTTGATTGATTATGAATAAAAAAACTGCTAAAAAACTTTTAGCAAATGTAAATTACAGTCAAGGAAGAAATCGGGTAAATAACCGACCCGTTAAAGAAATTTTATTGACTGAAGAAACTCTAATCCAAAAGTATGAAGAACAGTGTGGTAAATGTTATTGGAGTGGATTAGAATTGGATGAGAATTTCAATTACATTAAACATCATCCATTTGCTATAAGTGTTGAGAGATTGGATAATTCAAAAGGATATACTTATGAAAATACTGCTTTAACTAGGAGATTGTTTAATCTTGGTAGAATGGCATTTCCAGAAACTGAATTTAAAAAAGTGATTGAAACTTTATCGAAAGAATTTTCATAATATTATGAGTAATTTCTTTTTGGTCTAATTCTATACCAATCAGGATGTTTAGGACTATCAATTCGTTTTCTAACTGATTTTGGAGTTCCTAAACTTTTATAATATTCTTCTGCCGCTTTAATTGATAAAAACTCCTTTCCTTCACAAATAACTGGATATGAATTTGCTCTTCCAACTTTTTCTTTCGCCTCTTCTGGAAATTTTTTTCCGAGCATACCATATGAAGCATAACTTTCAGGAGAACGATTAGTATGTTGTTTTTTGATTGCTCTAATGAAATTGGGAGATTTACTAGTGTCTCCTCCTTCACCACCTTTAGTCATATTGTATTGTGGATTTAATTTTAATATGTAATCAATTTCTTTCATATCAATTTGATTCTCGTCAATTTTACTTTCCAACTCTTCTATGATAAAATTGTCTTTGCCATACTTTTTTATGGCACGATAAAGGTAAGTTTCTATTCCATAAGAAGAATTATAAAAATGTCTTCTCAATCTTTCTTCTTTTGATTTTGAAGTCTTTCCTATATAGAAATCTCCATTTACTTTATTGGTTATTTTGTATATAATCATAAAAGAAAACTTCCGTCCCTTTGATTATTTATGTTATGAGTTCTTTAGAAAACAAACCATTCTTGTGGGTGGAATCGTATAGACCAAAAACAATTGAAGATTGTATTCTTCCTGAGCAGACTAAAAAGACCTTTCAGGATTTTCTAAATAGTGGCGAACTGCCCAATCTGCTTCTATGTGGTCCTGCTGGTGTAGGAAAAACCACCGTGGCAAAGGCATTATGTAATGAATTAGGAGTAGATTGTTATGTCATCAACGGATCCGACGAAGGTAGATTCCTCGATACTGTCCGAAACAATGCGAAAAACTTCGCTTCGACCGTCTCACTTTCGTCAGATGCTAAACACAAAGTCGTCCTTATTGACGAAGCAGATAACACAAGCAACGATGTTCAACTCCTCTTACGGGCGTTTATTGAGGAATTTGCTGGTAATTGCCGATTCATCTTCACCTGCAACTACAAAAACAAAATCATCGAACCTCTCCATTCCCGATGTGCCGTCATTGACTTCACAATCAAAGGAAAAGAAAAGACCAAGTTGGCAGGATCCTTCTTCAAGCGTCTACAAAACATCCTGGATAAGGAGAGCGTCAGATATGATCCAAAGGTCCTTGCAGAACTAATAAACAAGCACTTCCCCGACTTTCGGAGAGTCACCAACGAATGTCAAAGATATTCTGTTGGTGGTGAAATTGATTCTGGTATTTTGGCATCCTTTTCGGACATCTCTGTAAATGAACTAAACAAGTATCTGAAAGAAAAGAACTTTTCCGAAGTTCGTAAGTGGGTTGTTTCCAATTTGGATAATGACACCAATATCATTTTGCGTCGTATCTATGACTCCTTGTACGATGTTCTTGATGGACCTTCTATTGCTGCCGCAGTATTAGTTGTGGCAAAGTATCAATATCAATCAGCATTTGTTGCGGACCAAGAGATAAATCTACTTGCCTGTTTGACTGAAATAATGGTGGAGTGCAATTTCAAATGAACCCATATAAAATCTCATATAAAGACCTGAAAGAACCCCCAGTAAAGACTACTCCAGAGAATGTGAAAGAGGCAAACGAGGCACTCTTTCGTGCTAAAATGACTCTTCCTGCTGCTGCCAAACATTGTGGTATGACGCAGAAAGAAATGAAACTTACCTTCTGGGAATATTTGAAGTATCACCGACCTGATTATGATCAATCCTGACCTTTTTAATTTTTCTGAGATCTTTGGTGTGATTGAATCTACTAATGGTCTTAAAAGAAATCAAACTCGCCCCTTGAGAACAGAAGTCCAAGAAATTGCTATTGCCAAATATAGTGGAGGTCAACTTCAATATGTTGGTGATACTGAAAATGGTAGAGACTTTTATGGTTTAATAGATAAACTTTATTATGAATCTAAAGGTATGGATGGTCTCTTTCAAAAAAGAGTTCCATACACTAGGGAAATTACCCTTAAAAATTTTCAAGGTAATAATCTAGGTCTTCCTGAAAAAACTTTTGATTATATGCTTCTATGGGATACTAAAAATTATACCGTTGGTATTTGTAGTTGGGATGCTTGTATGAAGCATACTGTTGTTAAAGATGCAACAGTTGTTTTTCGAGTTGATAATAGTGACATCACCTTTTTGGCAAAAAATGTAATTCCTACACAAAAAGAAGATTTTGCCAAAAAACTTTATGAATTAATTGAGGAATCCGTATGAAATCTCTTAAAACTCCATTACGCTATCCCGGCGGCAAGTCCCGTGCTTGCACGAAGATGGACCCTTATTTCCCAGACCTCCGAAACTATGATGAGTTTCGGGAACCATTTCTTGATGGTGGTTCTGTGGCAATTCATATTACTAAAAAATATCCAAACCTCAAGATTTGGGTGAATGACCTTTATTCTCCGCTTGTAATCTTCTGGCAGCAACTGCAGATGTTTGGGACGGAACTCAAGGACCATCTATTGCATTTTAAGAGTGCCTGCCCCGATACTGATTCTGCAAGGGGGTTGTTTGATATATCCAAAACTATCCTAAATGATCCTAAGACTGGAGATTTTGAGCGGGCAGTTAGATTTTATATCATCAACAAGTGCTCCTTCTCTGGTCTGACTGAAAGTTCTTCATTCTCACCTCAGGCATCAAACTCCAATTTTAGTGTGCGAGGTATTGAGAAACTTCCTGAGTATTCTAAACTGATTGCTAATTGGCGTATAACTAATTATTCCTATGATTATCTGATGGATGGGAACAAAGGTGCTTTTATGTATCTCGATCCTCCTTATGACATTAAGGATAATCTCTATGGGCGTAAGGGATCAATGCACAAAGGATTTGATCACGATAAGTTTGCTGCTGATTGTGATGCTAATCATATGGACCAATTGGTGAGTTATAATTCAGACCAACTTGTGAAGGATAGGTTTAAGAATTGGAATGCAGCAGAGTTTGATCTGACTTATACGATGCGTTCAGTAGGTGAATATATGAGAGACCAAAAACAACGTAAAGAACTGCTATTATTTAATTACACAAAAACTCCTAAAATTCAATTTAGTTTTGATGGTTGCTATAATTATGATAGATTAAAAAGTGAGGGGTTAGTTGATGATGCCTGAATTGAAGGACTGGTTGAACTCGATCAATCAAACAAAGAAGAACCTGATTGATGAAGACCCTTCAACTGAGAAGGGGTATGCACCATATATTATTAATCGGTGCCTCTCTGGAGAAATTGATTGTATTATGTTTGTGAATGAATTGAATCAGTATCATTTTCTTCCTAAAAAAATGCAATATGACTTTCTTATAAATATTCTGAGGGTTAAAAGGAGATATTCTCCTTGGCTCCGTAAAGATAAAATCGAAGATCTTGATATTGTCAAGCGTTATTATGGTTATAGTAATGAAAAGGCACAGCAGGCTTTGAGGATTCTGACAAAAGAGCAACTAACATTTATTAAATCTAAATTTGAAACTGGAGGAACAAAATGAGTGTCGTTCAAGAACCCACTGTACAATGGTCGCCTGATATGATGATAGAAGTCATTCTGAATGAACCAGATGATTTCTTAAAAGTTCGTGAAACTTTGACTCGTATCGGAGTTGCCTCAAGAAAAGAGAAGAAACTTTATCAAAGTTGTCACATTCTTCACAAGCAAGGTCGTTACTTTATTACGCACTTTAAGGAACTTTTTGCTCTGGATGGCAAACACGCAAACTTAACTGTAAATGATATTCAGCGTCGTAATCGTATCGTTCAGTTAATTGCTGATTGGGGATTGGTTGAAGTAGTTGATGTGAGTAAGGTTCAAGATATTGCTCCATTAAATCAAATTAAAGTTCTTCCACATAAGGAGAAGGGTGATTGGATTCTAGAGACTAAGTATAATATTGGTTCTAAAAGGAAAAAGGTTGAAGAAACCGAATAATAAAGTGGGGAGTTCAACACTCCCCCTTTTTTATTATGAACTGCTATATAATAAGGATGCCTTCGGGGTCCACAAAACATAAACTCGCTTAAAAAGGAGCTACCATAATGACTAACCTTGCAACATCTAGGTTTACACATGCGGACCTACCTGCCTTGATGGACAGGATTACACGCAATAGCATTGGGATGGACGAATATTTTGATCGCCTATTCAATCTTCACGAAACTACAAATAACTATCCACCATACAATCTAATTCAGGTAAATAATGTAGAGTCTCATTTAGAGATTGCACTTGCAGGATTCAGAAAGGAGGAAGTAAATGTCTTCACGGAGTATGGAAAACTTTTTGTCGAAGGGCAAAAATCAGATACTGAATCGGATAGGACGTTTATCCACAAGGGTCTGGCTCAACGAAGTTTCAAAAGAGCATGGACACTATCCGACGACACTGAAGTACGAGAAGTCACCTTTGAGGACGGACTACTTACCATTCGATTAGGTAAGATTGTTCCAGAACACCACAGCAGAAAAGAGTACCTATAAATACTTCTGAATATCGTTGCCGCAGGGAGGTAACTGGCAAAAACCAGTTGACACCTCCCTTTTTTATGCTATAATGAATTGAGAGGAAAACTAAAAATGTCTGTAAAAATTGCTCTATTAAAATCTGGAGAATCAGTAATTGCCGATATTAAAGAATTGATATCCGACGATAAAGTGTGTGGGTATTTGTTCAAGAATCCGCATAAAATGAAAGTCAGCAATTCAATTTTCTTGACTGAGGAATCAATAGAACCAGAAGACGGAACCGTGAGTATCACATTCTCCTCTTGGATTCTTTTTACAAGTGATGATGAGATTCCAGTTCGACCTGATTGGATTGTAACTATTGTTGAACCAGTCAAATCCATTAAAGAAATGTACGAGGAAAAAGTAAATGGAACGGAATGTAAAGTGTCTTCTATTGAAGGTTGATACGGTATTGATTACTGAGATTATTGAAGTTGGTTCTGAACTTGGAGAACCTGATTGTAAACTAATCAATCCATATCAGTTTTTGAGTATAGATGATATGAGACCCTGGCCAGAAGTTACTAATCAGACTGAACTAATGATTCATTCTGATAGTATTCTTACAATCGCAGAACCGACTCCCGAAATTGTTACAAAGTATCTTGAACTAACTACCTGATGAATTTTTATACAAACGTACAAATGGTTGGGGACCACTTCTTGGTTCGTGGTTATGAAAATGGTAGACATTTTATGACCCGTGAGAAGTTTTCTCCAACTCTTTTTGTTCCGTCTAAAAAACCAACCAAATATAAAACACTGAATGGTGAATATGTTGAAGCAGTTCAACCTGGTTCTGTGAGAGATTGTAGAGAGTTTTTTAAAACGTATACTGGGGTAGAAAATTTTAAAATCTATGGGAATGAGAAGTACATTTATCAATACATTTCCGATAAATATCCAGAAAATGAAATTAAGTTTGATATTGGAAAAATTAAATTAACAACAATTGATATTGAGGTTGCATCGGAAAATGGATTTCCAGATGTAGAAAATGCTGCCGAAGAAGTTTTACTTATTACACTTCAAGACTATAATACCAAACAGATTCGTACTTGGGGGTTGGGTCCATTTGACAATAAACAAACTAATGTTTCTTACCGAGCATTTTCTGATGAGCATAGTCTTTTAAATGATTTTATCCACTGGTGGATGATTGAAGAAAATACTCCAGAAGTTATTACTGGTTGGAATAGTGAACTTTATGATATTCCATATCTAGTTCGTCGTCTAGAAAGAATTTTGGGCGAAAAACTGATGAAGAGAATGTCACCTTGGGGACTTGTAACTGAGGATGAAACTTATATCTCTGGAAGAAAACATATTTCTTATGATATTGGAGGTATTAGTCAACTTGATTATATCAAACTTTATAAAAAATTTACATATAAAGCACAGGAATCTTATCGTCTAGATCATATTGTGAGTGTGGAACTTGGGCAAAAAAAACTTGATCACTCTGAGTTTGATACATTCAAAGATTTTTATACCAAGGGTTGGCAAAAGTTTGTAGAATACAACATTATTGACGTAGAACTTGTTGACCGTTTGGAAGACAAGATGAAACTGATTGAACTTGCCCTTACGATGGCATATGATGGTAAAGTAAACTATGAGGATGTATTCTCACAAGTTCGTATGTGGGATACTATTATCTACAATTATTTGAAGAAGAGAGATATCGTTATTCCACCTAAGGAAAAAACCGATAAGGATTCTAAGTATGCCGGTGCTTATGTAAAAGAACCTGTTCCCGGAATTTATGATTGGGTTGTAAATTTTGACTTAAATAGTCTATATCCACATTTAATTATGCAATTTAATGTGAGTCCAGAAACTCTTGTTGATGAAAGACAT